GAGCTAATCAATATCCTATCTTTTGTACATGCCATTTTCACACTTCGCAATATGCATTGCCGTTAAACAAAGCCCGGCGTGGAAACACCAGGCGATTTGTACATATTAACGAAAACCCAAAAAGCCGTCATGAGGGTAGGAGTCGAACCTACTTGGGCGGGCCGTTGCAATAAGCCCTATAAAATGTAGATACAATTTAACCCTGCGCTATCTGCCGCCTGCACCCGTTGCAATCCTCACGATTATAAATATCAAGCAAATAATTATAAACTGAATATTTTATTTTATCTTCAATAGGCATTTTAGACCCATCGTTACTTTCATCGGTGCAAGGGTATTTTGCATCAAAATATTCTCTGAAAACCTGCAACATAGTCGGTAATGCTTGTGCCTTGATATCCATTTTTATACTAATAAAGATTTAAACAAAGCCCGAAGTAGACACTTCAGGCATTTGCTATATAAACGAAAACCCAAAAACCTGTTGCCGGGGCAGGAGTCGAACCTGCATCCTCCGAGATTTGCCGTCTCGTGCGTTCCATTTCCGCTACCCGACAAACCATTATTCAGCCTTCACCACACTACCCTTATCGACCAGTAGTATGTAATGCGTTCCAATTAATTTAGTCTCCAGCAGTCCCGGCTGGTTCCTTTTGTTCCTAATGCCATCATAAACGGCACCAACCGTAACCCCTCGAAGGTCGGCGTAATCTTTAATTGACATTTCAGCAGTCTGAAGTGCTTTGTTTTGGTAATCTACTTTTTCCATATTTTACTTTTTCTTTATCTACCTGTAAATAATATCGGTTCCCGACCCTTACCACCTCAAACACTCCCGGCATGTAATGGCCGTTCCTGATTGCCTTTCTGACAGCCCGGCTGCTTATACCGCGCAAAGTTGCATATTCGGCGATGGTTGTTCGTGTCATTTAATTAGTTCCGAAATGTAAAGGTATAAAATTTTTGTGTATTTCCTAAAATAATTTTACAAACGTGGGTAAAATATACGAATACAAGTCGCTACAATTGGAATTTAAGGACATAGACGAAAAAACTATGTCCGTTGCAGGCTACTTTTCGGCCTTCGATAAAGTTGACAGCTATAATGAAGTAGCGGTTAAGGGTTCTTTTAAAAGGTCGCTCAATAATAATCGGGAGCGAATTAAATACTATCAAAACCACGATATAACAAAGAACTTAGGGCCATTTCAGGAACTTAAAGAAGATGATTACGGACTATTCTACCGCGCAACGGTATTACCTACCAGCTTTGGAAAGGATTTTATGATTATGGCAGCGGGGGGCGTAATCAAAGAACATTCAATAGGTTATAAAGAAATTAATAGCAGATACGAAGGAAAAATTAAATACATAACCGAACATCATTTGATGGAAGGTTCCGCACTCACAGGCTGGGGCGTTAACCAATATACGCCAATGGTTAAAAGCGCAGAGCAGGCGCAAGACAGGATAAAAGCATTGGAGGAGTTTGTACGCAACACAACCGCAACCGATGAAACCATCCAACTTTTAATGTTAGAAATCAAGCAGCTACACCAGTTACTTATAGATACCACTCCTCCCGCTGTTACAGCACAGGACTCGGAAAAAGTGAAAGGTTTGGACTTGCAGGCAATAGCACAATTATTTATCACAAATTAAATTTTACGCAATCATGGAAGACATGAATAAAGTAATCGTTGATGGCTTAACAGACCTTAAAGCTAAGGTTGCCACTTCAGCGACCAAAGACGAATTAACAAAAGCCGTTGCAGATGCAACCGCAGACATGGCAAAAAGTGAAGACCTTTTAGCCATCCAAAAGACCGTTAATGAACTTAACGAAAAGGCTGGCCAATTTGACGCAAGCCGCAAAAAAGCAAAAGGTACGCTCGACCAAATCAGCGATGCAATTGGCGACAAGTTGAAAGGTAACACAATGGAATCAACCAACGTACCTTTCACAAAAACCGTTGGTACGATGACCGCAGCGGATGACCTTACCGGTTCAACCGTTCTAACTTACAGGCCCGGCGTTGAGGCTAATCCTAACCGCAGGATTCACTTCCGGGATCTGGCGCAAATTATCCCTTCTGGCACCGGTACCTATTCATGGTACATTGAGCGCGCAAAAGAGGGTGCGATTGCGTTCCAAAGTTCACACGGGGTTAAGAAGAGCCTGATTAATGCAAGGTTTGAACAAAAAAGCGTTACGGCTGAATACCTTGCTGGCCTTGCACCGGTTGCAAAGCAAATGATGCAGGACTTACCGTTCCTTCGTGGCTTTATGCCTCAGTTCATGGTTAGCGAATACCTGAAGCAGGAAGACACCGAGTTCTATGCCGACCTGATTGCGGTTGCAAGCGGAGACGACGAAATTCCGGGTGCAATTACCAGCAACGTTGAAAAAATAATGGGTTGGGTAACCAATCTTCGTGCGGCTGATTATGAGCCTAATGGCGTGGTTATGAATCCCGTTGACGTGTTTTCTATCTTCATCAACAAGGGCGCAACCAGCGGAGACTATACATTGCCTCCCGGCGTTGTGGTAGCAAACAATGGTGGAATTTCCATCTACGGTTTGCCTGTTTACCAAACCACATTCATACCTGTTGGTAAGGCGTTGGTAGGTGACTGGAATAGGGTTGGAATTGTGCAGGTTGATGGCCTTGCGGTACTTACCGACGACCGTGGCGACAACTTCGACAACAACACCGTAACTTTTAAAGCAGAGGCAAGGGTGGCACTGGCTGTTCTTCGTACCGATGCTTTCATTTATGGTGACCTTTTGGTAAGCGCATAATTGTTTCAGTTTAGGGGTTAATAGACACCGCCTCCTTTTTAGGGGGCGGTTTTTTTTATTTGGTAGTATGAATTAGACTACATAATTTTGTAGCTAAATTATTAACCTATGAAAACTTACAAAGAATTACAACAGCTTGCGAAAGAATTGCAGGAAAAAGAAAACGATAGAATACACAAGATAATAAGTGAGCAAATTAGCAAGATTGAGGAAAGGATTGCTATGGATTTAAACAATGGCATTAACATAGTGGAATGGTACGGATATTTATATCCGGAAACAATTTTACAGTTAATTAATAGCGGGTTTTCAGTTGAATTAAGAAACCCAAATTATGCCTTAGTAAGTTCGATTACCCAAATTTACAAATCTGACAATCCTGTATATTTAGATAAATGGCAGGAAGATACAGATAGGATTAAATTAAACCGAATTATTGAAAATAAAAAATCATTTTGGCAAAAATTGTTTTCTTAACTAATTAAATTAACCTACTATGGAAAAAAGAGAAATTAAGTTTAGGGCGTGGGAATTTGACAATAACGGCGGCAAACTTGTATATGGCTATGAATCATATATTGGCGAAGCATTGCAAAATGGATATCATTTAATGCAATTTACCGGCCTGCATGACAAGAACGGTAAAGAAATTTTTGAGGGGGATATATTAAATGTTGATTGTTTGGGCGTAGGCGGTGCATTTGATGACGGCGTTTATAAGGTTGAATATATTATTCCTGATTGCGCTTTTGCGCTTATTCAGATTGATGGAAAACATGGCATACCATTTAATGAGTGCTATGAATACGAAGCAATCGGTAACATTTACGAAACCAACCTTATCGCATGAGTACCGCAGTTTATCGCCTTACAGCCTTCACCGGGGCTGACCTAGCTTACAAACACCTATCCGACCTACTTAATACACCCCTATTCACCGGCAAGCCTCCGCAGGGTTACGACACTGTTATTTGCCCGGCGATGTTGGCAGGTAGTGTAAAGGCTAAGCGGATAATAGCCTGCCTGCACCGTGACGAGCCTATCAGGGCTAAATGCGATGCTGTAATTTATTGCGCTGAATGGCTGCAAAAGAAATATCCGGTTGGTGTGCCAAGTATGGTATTTAGGCCGGTTAATCGGTTAAAGCCGTTAAAGGATAGAGCCTATGCAGGACACCAAGTAGGATTCATTAACCTAAGCATGAGCAAGGGCGGACATTGGGCGAATGATTGCGGGTTACAGGTATTGGCACTTGACAGGGCTGTAAGGCGTTCGGTTGGCAATGTAACTGTATTGCCTTACATGGCCGACCCTTTACCGTTTTATAACTGTATTAGCTACTTCTGTTTTCCATCCCGCAGCGAAGGGTATAGCACCGTTTGCCTCGAAGCGCTGAGCCAAAGCCTGCCGATTATCGCAACGGATATACCAGGCATTAGGGAAGTGTGCGGCGATGCTGCCTACTATATTAGCGACAAAAGCCAAATCAAAACGGCGGTTAAAGATATAGGGGCAAACTATCAGGCATGGAGTGCGGCGGCGTTTGCAAGGTGGGAAAAGATAAAGGGGCTAAATGATATTGAACATTTAATTACCTTTACCACATGAATCGCATTATTTCCATCTATTCAAAGCTGCAAGACTACGCAGCGGAGCCGGTTACGGTGGCTGATTTAAAGCTGTATTTACAGATTGAAGGCGACGCCTACGACGCTCAATTATCAGCCTACATTAAGGCGGCAAGGGGCTTAGTTGAGCAAGCCGCAAACATAAGCCTGACGCCTAAGGACGTAACCACTAAGGCGACGCTTACCGGGGCTTTCCGGTTACCGTTGGCGCCTGTTGATGCGGTTGGCGATGTGTACCGGCGCAAATGCCCGGCGATAATGGAACCGATGCTTGAAGGTTACGACTACTATTTGGACGGCGATACGTTCTACCCAATCCTAATTGGAAAGGAATGGAAAATTGAATATACGACTACTGCCGAAACTAATACCGAACTTGCCGAGGCTGTAAAATATCAGGCAGGCCATCTATACACTTTCCGGGATGATAAGACGGCGGAGGCATGGGACGCAAAGGCTTTATCTATTGTGGATGCTTATAAAATTGGGAACTATTAAAATTAATTATATGGTCAGCAAGATTTACGGCAAACCTGCCATGTTTCAAAATCCTGATAGCAAACAGCGCACAATTGGCGACCAAATAGGGGAAGGTGGAATGTTTAATATTAACAAGGATATAAAGGAACTTGAAGACTGCCTTTTAAGGCATTATCTTTTGCAATGGCTTAAAGAAAACGAAACCACATGACAGCACGCGAACAAATAACAGTCTACACCATTGTTCAAACAGATGACGGTTATGGCGGCACTACCGAGGCACTGGAGGTTATGTATTTAGCTCCCACATGGGCAACCATCAAAGTTAATAATCAATCCCAGGTTTCATTTGGAGCATACCAGCCTGCTACCGACTTCACGCTGGAGGTAAATTATAAGCATGGTTTCACATGGCAACCTGAAATGGTAATTAGCTCCGCTTTGTACGGCTTTATGAAAGTTGACAATGCTTTTGAAACAATCCGCCTCCGCAATGTGAGGGTGAATGCTAACCGATTAGATAGGGACGTATGGCTTTCAGCATAGACATAAAGGGGGATTTGCAGGGCGAACTGTTGGAGGAATTTAACAGGATAAAGGACGACATTGAGGAATTGTTAGCGGTCAATATGGGTGAAGCCGCAAAAGAGGTGCAAACAAAGTCACCAGTTAATAAAAGGCGTAATGAAGGTAGTTTTTTAAAGGATGGATTTGTTTTTCAGCAGGTAAGCGATTTTGAATACAGCTTTGAAAATCCAATTAAGTACGCTCCCTTTGTCGATTTCGGCACCGGTTCGCAGGTTCAAATTCCTGCCGGCATGGAAGCATTTGCAAGGGAGTTTTACCGCACCGGGCGAGGTAGGACACCTGCCCAGCCGTTTATGAGTTCAGTAGTCCAAAAATATTGGCTGCAATTTTTAGATGACGTTTTAAAAATACCGTAATGATTGATCCAATCCGCCACATAAGAAAAGCAATTACCGACTATTTTGCCGGCACCTTTATCGTTTATGATGGAATAGCAGACCCAAAAGGCGACTTTCCGATGGTAGTGCTTACCTCAATTGCTTACGTTGAAAATGGCGCCAAACATTGCACAGCCTACGCAGCAACCGTTGACCTATCAATATACAATGATGCGGCGGTAAGGGGCGGTAATCTGGTTACCGATACCCTGAGCGATAACGTGCTTACATGGGTTGAGGATATTTCGTTTTTAGTTCCTAACTTTGCAGTTTTGAATAAGCAGGTGCAAAATAGTTCGACAAGCGTTGTAAATTTGTTCAACCGAATATTATATCGGCGACAATTTACAATCTTAATCGAACTAAGTTATGGCTAATACACCAATCAACACGAAATTACTCAAAGTATTCGTAAAGGAATACACCATGACCGCAAACGTTTTTATCCCGGCTTTATGTGAGCTTAACAGCGAATTGCAGGACGCCTTTAATGAAGTGGACGCAACCAGTAAATGCGGTTCTTTTTTCATGCAGGGCAACCAGGATAACAGCTTTTCTTTGACTTTGCAGCACCTTGAGGAAGGAAGCTACAACCCTACCACCGTATTTACAGCCAAAGAATTTAAGGCAGCTAAGGACGCAGGTACCATTTTGGAAATCCTTATTGCGGATGATGCAGACACACCTACCATCTTTGCAAGGGAGTTTGATGTAACGATACTCAGCACGAATAGCAGCTTCCCAGAAGAGGGAGCCGCCACTTGCGCGGTTGAAATGAGAATTAACGGCAACATTGTTGATCCGTTGTAAAATAGCATGAGGTTGGTTTTTAGGGCGTGGCATTAAACTGCCGCGCCTTTTTTTTATGCTGTTGTAAAATTTTATTTACCTTTGGCCTATGACATACAAAATCGGAGACAAAGAATTTGGCGTTCATCTGGGCATGCTATTTCAGGAAGCATATTTCGAGGCGGTTGCAAAGAAGGTCAGCAGCGGTTCTTTTACTGCCACTAACCTTATCGCCTTCGTTATCTATTTTGGTAACATTAACCACAGCGAATTGAACGACCTGCCGGCAGCCTTCAAGTCATTAGGGGAAGTGTACCAACTGCTGGAAGATAACCCGGTTAACGATGCTTATCAGGCCTTAACCGAGCAGTACAATAAGAGTCAGGCGGCAAAGGTTATAGCTGACATAAACAAGGCCGTCGAAGAGAAGCCGGCAAAAAAAAAGACACCACAGCAGTATTAAGGCGTTATGCCTACGGCGAATTGAAGCTAAAACCTTGGGAATATTACCGCCTTACCTACGGTCAATTCCTCGAGATGCAGGCGGCACATGAATACGCCAAGCAATGCGATTTATCCTACCAAAGGCAATTTGCCTTCATTCAGGTATTGCCACATGTAAAAAAGAACAGCCTAAAGCCGGAACACATTTTACCTTTACCTTTGCTTGACAGTCCAAGCGGCGGCGGTACCTTTTCCCCAGAATGGACGGCGGCGCAATTGGAGTATGCAAACAAATTAAAACAAAGGCGAAATGGCGGCGGAATTTAAAATATTGGTAGGGGCTGATTTGGATGCAGCGGTAAAGTCTATTAACGATTTTGTAAAGACTACTAAAAACGGTTTTGGCAATATTGATGCGGCAGTTTTGGGTTCAATAAATGAGTTTAAAAAACTGCAAAGCCTGTTAAACAAATCCGAAGATCCAAAGGCAATTGCAATTTACCAAAAGCAACTGCAAAGCCTTGCCGCCACATTAAGCAGCC